TGATGTAACTAAAAAATTAGAAAGCATTTTTTTAATTATTAAATCAGATAAACCTTTATCGTCAGAAATAATTCCACCTTCAACAACACCATGTATTATTGATGTCATCATACTTCCAGTTTGTAAAGAAGAAAGAAAAGATGCTGTTTTTTCAGATAAAACAGACTTTTCTTCTTTGTCTATTGCTTCTGGAAATATAAAAGTTGTTATAATATCACTTGAATTTACATCAAAAATTATTTTTATATTTTTCATATTATCTGTTGTATAGGTTGTTAAAACAGTGAATAACCTGAGATATATAGTCCTCTTCAAAATTTTCTGATTCAAGAATAGAACTCATTTTTACAGCTTCATAAGTTTTAACAACTATATTGTCTGGAAGCTTACACATATAAACAAAGCTGTATTTTTTATTTGATACTATGGTTCCAGATAAAAATAAATTGATCCAACCAAAACCTCTTTTGTCTATTGGTTGAACACCAGTAATTGATTTAAATGATGCATTAACAAATTTATCAACATCATAATCATCGTCTTTCATTTGAAAACTTGGCAATTCATAATTTCCATTTTCGTTTTTTGAAAATAGAATTGATGGCTCTTTTTCGTCTTCTGTTTTGCACATTAAAAATGATATTGTTAAATTCATAATTCACCAATTATTGTTTCACAAGATTTTTCCCAAGTGTTTTCGCTAAAGTAATTTATGCCTTTAGAGTTTATTTTTAAATCACCCTTTTGTTTTTTCTCATGGATGCTTCTTAGTGCAGAAGAAAATTCTTCTACATATTTTTTTCCAAGTTTAGCCCATTCTGCTGAACCATCAAACCATTTTCCATCGTAAGCACTTTCCATACCTTCTGGATTAATTAAAATCGCACCAGCATCATTAGCAAATTCTGTTGGACCAGAATAATTTGTAGCAATACAATGTTTGCCCATTGACAACATCTCAGAAAGTTCTAAGTTCCAAGCTTCTGCACGATATGGGAATATGCCAACATCAGAACCATGCATAAGCCTATTAACATCTGCTTGAGATTTTAATCTTTCTTTTAAAACAATTATCTTATCAAAATATTTACTTTTTTCAAAAAATGAAATCCAGTGATTTTGTTCTTCTTGTGACAAAAATGGATTAGAGCAACACATTATAAGTTTGAAATCATCATCTTTATCAAAAGTTTTTTCTATAATATCTATGATGAGATCATGGCCTTTCCTTATTTCCCACTTACCAACACAAACTATTTTGGTTGTTTTTTTATCATCTATTTTAGATTCTGGAAAAACTACTTTATCTACACCAAGTTTTACAACTACTATTTTTGAACTTTCCAAACCAGAATTTATAAGAACATCTTTTGCCCAAGAGGATGTAACAAAAACTTTTTCTAAAAATTTTAAGTGGTGAACTTCATTTTCTTTTATTTTATTAGTTTCAAAAAATGTTAAACCAAACTTTTTACCATTTCCAACATGGGATGCCATATCAAACTGATGCCATATTTTTAAACTTGGTGCTGTGTAGTTAAATGTTTTTGTTTTTTCAATAGAAGACCTTAAGATATCATGTTTTGATTCTTCGCAATCTACTGGCCCAATTGGCCATAGTGCTACATTATGATTTTTTTGTAAATTTAAAAAAACATTTAAACCAACGACACCATACCCAAGCTGATTTATTGGGCAACTGAGATTTATATCCATAGTATCCTCCTTATGCAAATCAAACTTATTTGTTTGTAGTCCTCATTTTTTCAAAAACAACTATCTTAGTATATCCTTGTAACTCTAATGATAAAGCTTTTTTTTCTGCTCTTTGCCAAAAAATTTCTTCGTACTCTGCTATTTTTATTCTTGTTTTGCCATTAGGCTCTGTTGCCCAAACTTCAAAATAAGTTTGCATGGGATACCTCCTTTTAAAAGGATAAAGCCCATGTATAAATACCCCTAACTATTGACTATGAATAAACTTGGACAACTTTATACCAATCGCTTCTTTAATAATTTTTCTAATAATTAGATTTTTTATAGTATCTTCTATTTCTATGCTCGAATAAATAAGGCTACCATGTTCTCTTTTTACCTGAGAAACAATTAAAGAACGCAAATTTTCTTCAGATGTTAACTCATCTTCAACTAAAGAGTTGTAAACAAAACTCTCAAGCTCATTGTATATTTTAAAATCTACAGCGTTTTTTACTTTTGTATAGTGGTTTTTCATTTTACCAATCGTTAGGTGTTATTGAATTATTCCATTGAAAATCATGAAAAGTCAAACCGTTTAAGTGTGCTATTTCATGTTGAGCAACACAACTTTCCAAAAAATTATCATTGCTTTCTTCTGGTCTACTTCCAAAGAAAATAGGATTAGGATGATTTAAACATACAACTTCAATCCACATATGTCTATAGACATCAAGTTGTTCATCTGGAAAACTTAAGCATCCTTCTTTTTTACAAATTTTTATTTGAGAAAAATTTATTATTTTAGGATTCATTAAAATAAATGGTTTGTTGTTTTTAAGAACTATGGCAACTGAAGCATCTATTCCAAATTGATTTGCTGCTAAACCAACAGCTTTTACTTCGTTTTTTTTATTGTAAAGGTTTAAAAATTGCCACATTCTTTTGGCAATAGTCTTTCCCTTTTTTAAATCTACTTCTTTGCATTTTGTTTTTAAAACAGGACTATTTATTATTATTTTCATTAAGGTATTCTTCTATGTCCTTTTCTACTTTAACAACATTAACATAACCATCTGGTATAACTGCAAATCTGCAAACACCATCCATTTCTATTTGTTGATCAAGTATAATGCATGTGTTTTCTGATTTGTGTAATGCACAATTTCCACACTTAACACCAATATTTTTAGTAGGATTGTTATCTGCATTTTCATATCCAACCCAAATACCATCAGATTTATTGATCGGACCAACTTTTTGAGACAATGAAATAAGTGAATTAGCTAATTCTTTTTCGTCTTTTGAAAGTTGAATGTAAAGATCTTCATGCGATTGAAAATTCATTAAAATCTCCTAGATATAAGCTTGCAAAGTTTTACGAAATACTTTTCGTTTAAACTCATCTTCATATAGTTAACATCTTTATGAACCCACTGTATATTTTCTTTAGTGTAGTCAAGGCTACTGTTTTTCCTATCTAACGATGCTGTTCCTAAAGAATAAATATCTTTATTATTAATTCTTTTTAAATATTTTTTATGGGTTATTTTTAAGCCAGTATAAAAACATCTTTTGTTTTGTTTTAGGAAAATTTCCCAAGCTTCTTCTATTGTTACTTTTATTTGTATGTTTCTTTTTTTTGCGTTTTTTCTTAATGAAGCCCAATATTTTCCAGAAATTTCGCCAAAAGCTTTGCTATTGTGTGATTTCTTTTTCATGATTACCCCCATACTAATACACAGTATGAGGGCAAATCATTAAAGATTATTTCATAGAAACAGCTTGAGGATTTGAATTTTTGAATGCTGTTGATTCATTCTTCCAACCAAATTGTTCTAGTGCCGTATGATAACCGCTTGTCCATGAACCGTCTGTATAAAGCTTTGCACAAGCCTCCCAACCATCACGATATGAACCAGATCCAGTTGGTGAACCAGCCCTTAAAATAGCATCCCTATAGCCATTTTCATAAGTTGGTTTGCTTCTCTCTGCATAAATTTCATCTTTCAATAGTCTGTTTTCAGCAGCAAAAAGTTCTTTAACCGTTATATTTTTATTAGTTTCTACCACATACATATGGCTAACATAAATTGAATATCCTAAAAAAACTAACGCAATAGAACCAAAAAACTTGCTCATAATAGTCCTCCATAAAGAAATAGGTTTTTGAAAAGTCTTAACTCTAAATTGTTTTACTCTTTTGTAATGCTCTTGGCAATCCCTAATTACTTCTGGATTGTAATTTTTATAGTTGTGCAAGTGCCCAAAAACAAAATGGCAATGTTTGCAAAGAGTACATAAGTTGTTTCTACATAACTCTTTAGATGAATCAACACTAACTGGTATTATATGATGAACTTGAACCTCTTTTTTTGTGCCACAACCTATACATGATGGATTATCTTTAATGTGTTGACAACGAAGAGTCCACCATTTACCAGAACGATCAGAACCAAAAAAATCAAAAAAACACTTAAACATTAATGTCCTTGCTGTATTCAAAATTATAAAAATCTTTTTCTGCCCATTCAATTGTCATTTCAATTGTTTTTTTATTGTGCTCTTCTTTCCAATGTTTTGTCGATCCTAATTTCTCATTTATTATTGGAACATTAAAATCTATAGAGTGAATATTCAGCATTTTTAAATCACTTTGCAGGTTTTCCTGTTTTATAAATGAACGATATTTAGACACCCATTCTGTTATTGTATAATGGAAAAAACCATCGTTAGAAAGTTTTTTATTTAAAACAAGACCTATAAATTCTTCAAAAGTTTTTTCTTTTAACAAAAATTCATTTTCGTAATTCTGTCCATACTTCCAATGATTGTAAAGAGAAACTATTCTAGAAAAAGGATTTCTTACACTTATAAAAACATTATAGCCATCATATTCAGAACTTAATTCGTCAGGAGGCCAAGGGGTGTGTTGACCATTTATTTCTATGCCTTCAAAATTAACATTTAAATCTTGAATAAAAGCATTATTGTTATACTTTCCATCCGTTAAAACATATGATATGGCTGTACTACCAGTCTTTGGTGGTCCTATGTAAAGCCATTTCTTTTTTTTGTTAAGTATCATTACATTCTTTTATTTTTGAAAATATGTAATCTTCCCAATTTTTAATCATTGTTTTATGTGTATAATTACTTTCTACAATAGATTTAGCTAAAACGACCATTTCAGATTTTCTTCCTTGGTTATAAGCTTTTTTTATTTTATTTGAAAATTCAACTGCTGTTGGTCTTACCTTGGTTGATAAACACAATTCACCATGTAAATTCATTAACTCTAAATAAGAGTTATATTGAGTTGTTACAATTGGAACACCACAAAACCAAGACTCTAATAGTACTAACGGCATACCTTCTACATCTGAAGGAAGGACAATTACATCTGCACCAGCATAGTAATCTCCAATGTTTTTTGTTTTTTTAATTAATTGAATATTTTGTTTTTTTATCAATTGAAAATCTTTTTTTAAAGAACCAGTATCAACAAATAAAAATTTCCAACTTTCATCAAATAATTCTGAGCATTGAACAAGAATTTTTGGATTTTTTTCTTCTGATAATCTACTTAAAAACAAAACAACTTTATTATCTTCACAACCCCATTCTTTTCTTTGTTTTACTCTTCCTTTCAATTCTTCAAGTCTATTTATATCTATTCCATTGTATATTACAGTTGCATCATTTTCACTAAATGCTGAAGCAGCAACTTTACTTACACCAACATGATATTTTGAATTTTTGTATGTTTGATTTATTAATAACTTATGATCTTTCCAAGATGGATCACTATGTGAAACATCTATAGTTGGACATTTTAAATTATTTTTTAAGTTTATGTTTAAATTAAAACACCAAGATATAACTGCATCAGCATCACTCAAAAAACTTATAATTTTTTCTGGATTTGAATAAAAATTAGACAAAATTTTTGTTGTTTTTGGAACTTCTTCTAATAAAATTGAATCGCTTTGACCACTTAAATTTAAAATTAAATAAGGGTCTAGTCTCTTAAAGAATTTTGCAAGAGTTACTATCCATCTTTCAGCACCACCCATACCTAATGACGGTGTTATAAGTGCAATCTTTGGTTTACTCATTTATCTCTATTTTTTTTTCGTAAAAGTAATTTTTACCCATTTCATTTTTTTTATTATCCATTTTTTCTTTGCACTTTTTACAGATTCTATTTGTTGCTGGATCACAACTTAGAAATTGTTTATTGCACCAACCTAAACAATTCACAAGTATTTTATTTTTTGTTTTCTTCATAAAAAACCTCCTTCGTAAACTTAATCGCATCATCATCTATTCCAAAGTAATTTTTTTCTAAATTGGCTGTAAAGTCATTTTTCTTAAAAAATTTAATTGTATTAACATCATCTTCTTTACAATAAAAAACAATTTTATTTCTGTATTTTTTGTTATATATAAAATCTAAAAAATCTTTACCAAAACCTGATCTTCTAAAATCTTTGTCTATACATATTCTTTCAATTAACAATTCGTTTTCTTTAACTTCAAAAAGTAAAAATCCAACAATTATTAAACCTTCACTTATTGTGTAAGTGTATGTGTTCTTTTTTTTAACAAAATCAACAAAATCAGATGAATTCCAAGCTTTTTTTGAAACCATTTCTCCAAAATCTGGATCTTCTATAGTGCAATTTTTCTTTTCTATTTCTACTATAGATCTTAGGTTCTTTTTTAAAAGAAGTTTTATTTCACTTGAAATTTGTTTTTTCTTTTTAGCCATTATAAACCTCAAGGAAAATAATTTTGAAAAATAGAATAGACTATGCTTGTAAAAAGTTAACAAAAAAACTTTCAAACTCAATAACAATACTTAATTCTATATCAAAAAACGACATTTGTTCAAATGAAACTTTTGATTTACTGTTAAAAATAACAAGAAAATCTTATTTAAATGGTATTATATCAGAATCTGAATTTATTTCATTGCTATCAATTATTGGTAAAAATGTAAATGATTTTAATTCTAAAGGATTTATTGAAAAAACTGTTGTTTGGTTTTTTTCCGATATAACAGCAGATTACTTATAGGCAATAAGCCACTTCTTCTCCCTGATAGTACTACTACCAGCAAGTTCCTAGAACAAGCAGTTTGTTATAAAATTTTGACCAAACAGGACATTAGAAAGAAGGTACTTGTAAAGTATCAGGTCTAGTATGAGAAGTGGTCACTCAAATTCTAGTATAATAATCTTTCTAAACTATTTCGTGCCACCCTGTTGAGAGTTTGGCTACTCTCTGGCAATCCTTGGGGTTATCCCCTGGTGATGTGATTCATTTCGGTATAAAAACTGCGGAAGAACCGTATGCTTGAATTGTTAACGCAGTTGCTTTTAATCACATTCTCTTTTATAACTTTCGACATTTTCCTTACATAGAAGAAATATATACTTAGAGCAACCGTCTTTCAACCTAAAGTGTTTTATTTTCTTTTTATTTCCTATTGGTCTTTTATCACAACTTAAAAATACCTCTTGCAAAATAAGAATTGCCTCTTTATTTGATGAAGCACATAGTGCAATACAAAAACTTCCATTTTTATCTATAGAAGCTTTATTTTTTTTATTTTTTCCTTCTACCCTTATCCATATTTCATAAAGGTATTTCATAAAACTCCAATAATTAAAGACTTTATTTTAAATAAGGTGTTTATTATAATAGTAAACTATATTTAAACAAGAAGTAAAACCATGAAAATATATACTGGTGGAACTTTTGATTTATTCCATTCTGGCCATGCAAATTTTTTGAAAATATGTAAAGAAATATCTGGAAATAATGGTTTAGTTTTTGTTTCACTAAACACAGACTCATTTATCAAATCATATAAAGGAATAAGTCCAACTTGTTCATATGAAGAAAGAAAAAGCGTTTTACTTTCTTGCAAATATGTTGATTTTGTAATACCAAATATTGGAAATGAAGATTCAAAAATTGCAATACTTCAAGTTAATCCAAACATCATTATAGTTGGTTCTGATTGGGCAAAAAAAGACTATTATAAACAAATGGGTTTTACACAAGATTGGTTAGATTATAACAACATATATATGATGTATGTTCCATACACAAAAACAATATCAACAACTGAAATTAAAAAAAGGTTAATAAATGAATGATATACTTTATGTAATACCATGCAAAATAATTACATTGAATCATTTAGATCATTTAAAAAAATGTGTAAAAAGCATATCTGACCTTATGGAGAATGATGACAAAATTTTAATTGTTGATTCTGATAGCAAAATAAAATATCATTTTAATATTTCTTCTGAAAAAATAATTGTGGCAGATATTAAAAATAAAAATTATGAAGCTGGTGCATTGTTATATGCGTATAAAAATTTTGATTACAAAAGATTTTTACTTATTCATGATTCTTGCGAATTAAAAGAAAACATAAAAAAATTAGATGGCAATGTATATGTTTATGATTATGTTTATGATTGGATTGGATGCGAAGATATTCATGTTGAATCAACAATAAAATATTTAAATCAAACAAAATGGTTTAAAATACCAGAAGAATTTATAACAATTGTTGGATCTATATTGTTTGCAAAAAAAACAGTTTTAAATATTATTTATAAAAACGGAATAGAAAATTTGTTACCACAAAATAAAATAGATTCTTGTGCTTTTGAAAGAATTTTTGGAATAATTTTAACAAAAGAAGGCTATAAAAATGAAATTGTAAACAACAATAAGCTTCCAATTTTTAAAAACTATTTAGAGAGAACTTAATTAAAAATGATAAAGTTTTCAGTAATAATTCCAACATACAAAAGAGTTGCTTTGCTTAATCGTGCAATGACCAGTGTTATAAATCAAGATTATGATAACTATGAAGTTTTTGTTTGTTCTGATGGATATAGTCAGGATGATCAATGTTGTGTGTTAAATATGAACGATAGTCGTTTTACTTACAATTTTACAGAAAAACCAAAAAATCAAAATTATGGAAATGTTCAAAGAAATGCAATGATTTTAAAATGCACTGGAGATTACACAATATGGTTAGACGATGACAATGTTATTGAAGAAGACTATTTTTCATTTTCACATGATGAAATTTATAACAGAGACTACGGCATGTTAATATTTAAAATATCTCACAATATTTTTAAAATTGTTCCTCAAAAAAACGAAATCAATATTGGTAATATAGATACATTAAATGCTATGGTTAAAACAGAAATAGCAAAAAAAATAAAATGGAGTTCATCATATATGGCAGATTCTTATTTTATAAAAGATGTAGAAAAATATTGTTTAAAAAATAATTTAAAAATTGGGTTTTTTGATAAGATAATAGGTAGACACAATTAAAATTACAATTGTTTTTTTGGTGTATATAAATATTAAGGAAATGTATAAATGAAAAATTCAAATTTTACAAACATGTTTACAATAAATTAATATGGGCATAATAGAAGACATACAACTGTACTTATCTAATGCAAATGTAGTAATTGTCGATATTGACAACACTATTTTGCGTAATGGTATATATCCAATTAAAAAAATGGTCGATTATGTTAATGAGTTATCAAAACAAAATAAAATCTATATAATAACAGGCAGACCAGAAAAAGATAGGAAAGACACAGTAGAAGCACTTAAAAAAGCTGGAGTTAAATACAATCGATTAATGATGAATAACATTGGTGGTAATCCAAAAGATCAAAATGAATCTAAGAAAAAACATGCTGAAAGCATTAAAGAAAAAGTTCTTTTCGCCATAGATGATAATCCAAAAATGCGTAGCGAATACAATAAAGTTGGAATTAAAACCAAGTCGCCAAAAAGGTAACAACAATGAAAACATTATCTGAAATTTATAGTTCAAAACATTTTTACACCGATAAAAACACGGTTCATTCTTATATTGATGAAATTTACTCTAAACTATTTCATGAAATACAAGAGTCTGCTAAAAATATTTTAGAGATAGGTATTGATCATGGTGGAAGTATATTATTGTGGAAAGATTATTTTTCGAATGCTACAATTTATGGAATAGATATAAATAATAAAAATAATATTTTTAAAGAAAAAGAAAGATTGAAAATATTGCATAGAGATGCTTATGATGAAAAATTTATAAGCTCTATTCCAGAAAATATTTTTGATTTAATTATTGATGATGGTCCTCATACCTTAAAAAGCATGACTTCATTTTTAGATGGTTATCAAAGTAAATTAAATGAAAATGGAATTATTATAATAGAAGATGTTCAAGAAATTTCTTGGATTGACACATTAATAGAACATGTTCATGAAGATTTAATTGATAACATTTATGTTCATGATCTTAGAGATATAAAAAATAGGGCTGATGATATATTATTTATTGTAGACAAAAGAAAAAAAAACAATTAGGCAACAATGCTTGCTATATCAAATCGTTTGATTAAACTATCCACTCCAAACATATCCATATAAACATCTCTTATTTCTTCCATACAAACTCTATTGAACTTTACTCCAATGCTTTTTGACATTCTAATAGATGCCAATATCATTATTCGTCTGGCTTTTTTTTGCCTATTTTTTTTAATTTTCATAATATCACATTGTACCAATTTGGGATCTCTCTTTTTTTCCATTTTGCTATATGGGATTTAAATTTTATATAATACATTTTATATGACTCTATTGGATCTTTTGACTTTATTTCTTCTGGCATAGCTTGAACAAATTCTGTCATCTCAATATTTGGTATTTTACATGCGAATGTCAAACATTCTTCTATAATTCTTTTACACTTATGTTCTTTTTCATATCTGTAAGAATACTCATCACAAAGATGTATCCCTAGTTCGCACAACCAAATAAAATTTCCCATACTTTTTCCTGCCCAAAGTGTGCAAGGATGATTAACATGAGTTGATTTATAAGGTGTCATAACGCCATGACCATTAAGAATGGTGCATAAAATTTGTGCTGTTTCCAAAGGCATTTTAACTATGTGTTTGTCCATATGCCACTCAGCAGCTTGTTTTGGGTTTTTATCTAATACAAATATGTTCATTTTTTCCTTTAAAAACTTAAGTTTATTTCTGTTTTTTCAACAAATTCTAATGTTAAATCAGTATTAGATATAAACATTTTTGTTTTTTCTAATATTAATTTTGAATGTTCTTCATTATAACAATCAAAAACATAGGCATTTTTTTTAACATTTGTTAATCCAACTTCTGGTTCTCTGCAAAAATAATTTCCACCAATGTCTTTTATTATAACTTTCATGTTGTTTAACTCCTTTAGAATATGTAATATATTAATATTCGTACATCTGTCAAATTATTTAATTGATTGGAGTATTTTGATTAATTTAAACGATATAACAATTTGTATAGTCGATTGCAAGAACTATAACAATGCTGCAAAATCAATAATTCATTGTTTTTCAAATTGTGGAATTATTTTTAATAAAGCAATTTATTTTTCAGACATAAAACATTATAAGTTAAAAGAATATGATATTGAATATGTAAACATAAATAAAATATCGTCTGCTAGAGAATACGATAATTTTATGATTAAAGAATTTCCAAAATACATAGAAACAAAATTTGCATTAATTGTTCAACACGATGGTTTAATTTATAAAACAGAAAAATGGACAGATGATTTTTTAAAATACGATTACATTGGTGCTACTTGGCCTCATTCTCCAAATGGCATAAACCATGTTGGCAACGGTGGATTTTCTTTAAGATCAAAAGCATTTATGGATCAAGCATCAAAAATTATTGGCGACCTATATTGTGATCATGCTGAAGATGTTTTCTTGTGCTGTACAATATATAAGAGAATGATAGATCTTGGTTTCAAATATGCAGATATTGATACGGCTTGTAAGTTTTCAGTTGAACAACATTGGTCAAAAACAAAAGATGACTCTTTTGGATTTCATTTGGCTGCATGTAATTCTATAGAAAAACACTTTGATTTTAGAGAAAAAATTTACAATAGTCTTGAAGAAAAATGGAAAAATTAATTTATTTCATGCATTTTTTCATCAAAGAAACCGCTTATTGTTTCTTCGTCTATTAACTTTTTTAATTTGTTTCTTTTGTCGTTGTACTCAAATATAGATTTTGCAGCTTTTAAAATTTCTTCATCGTTAACTTTTGATCTTACAATATTCTCATATTTCCATATTACTTTATTTATATAAAAAAGCTCTTCTTCAAATTCAATAATCTTAATCCTTAAATTTTCTGGCATTTGATTATAAATAGTTAAAAGACTTTCTAATTGATTAATATTATTTTCATTATTTATTACTGAGCATTTTATTTTTAAAATTGTTATTTTATCAATTAATTCACCAGTGCCAATAAATGAATTATGTATCATATTGAAACCTCTCCTGGTACTCTCATTTTTAATATTTCATCTGGAACTTTTAACATATCGGCTTTTACATAAAGAATATTGTGTGTCTTATGCCACTCGCTTGGATAAAAGTTTTTAATTCTATTTGCTTGAAACCTTACTGGTGTTCCAATATATTTTGCCTGATCTCTTTTTGTGTAGTACCAAAAGCTGTTGCTATTCCAAAATGATATATGTGTTGGATCTTGAAAAGCACCTCTGCCATCTGTAGATGGAGTTTGTGTTAAAAACCAACCCATTGGACATAGGCATCTATAAGCTTCTTTCATCACATGAATTGGATCTTTTAAATGCTCAAGTGCATCATGTGCCCTTATCAATCCCACTTCGCCATCTTTAAAAGGCCAAGGATCGTTTAAATCGTGTATAATTTCTGCGTTCTGCATGTCTACCGACTTGTACCCCTTTGGAGGATTAAAACCACCACAAAGGTCTATCTTAAGCAAACCATTAAGATCACACCATTTCTCAGCTAATGAATAGATATACCTATCATGAATATTTAATGTTTCTTCTTGAATGAAAGCATTCTTTTCACCGTAACAGGTATTGTTCTTGTGCTTATAGTAAATATACAAGCACTTATCTATATGTTTAACATTTCCTTGTATGTATGTTTTACAAAGAATATCGTGATCATCTAAAACCTCCATCGTTTCATCATGACCACCAATCTTTTCATAAAACGATTTTTTCCAAGCACGAACATGATTTGGGGCAAACCAAATTTTAGAAAATGATGCTGGAGTTGAATCAAAAGATATTAATTCTAGAAGATCTTTTCCGTGATACTTAAAAGGTCTATTTCTCCAACCATAATAATCAGAATAAACAAATGGTTTCCCATCAGGGTCTATTTCTGCACAATTCGAATATGCAAAATCAATTGGTTCATCTGATTCAAGATTAAATGTGTTATATAATTCCTGCAAGCAATCTTCTGTTAATTCATCATCATGATCAACTTCAACTACTACACTTCCATTTGATGCCATGCACCCTTCTTTTTTAAAGAGTCCAATTAATTTTGAATTAGGGTTTTTTGATTCTACAACCCTTGGTTTAAAAGCCAAAGATTCAATATCAATGTTGGCGTTTCCATTTGGAACAATCACCCATTCAAAATCTTTAAATGTTTGCCTTGCTATAGAGCGAGAAAGTCTAGCAAGAAACTGTGTATTGTGTGTTGGTGTAACTATAGAAAAGTATGGCATTATTTTCTCACATTAAAAAAGAACAGTTGAACCAACCTAGAAAACTCACCGTACATTGTGGCTGAATGAATCATTTTTCCATCCCAAAGAACCAGTCTATTGTATACAGATCCAACCCTGTCCACTAATTCCCAATTGTCTTCATTTAATAAGTTGTATTGTGTGTATATGTCTAAATCATTTATTCCTTGTTTATTTTCTAACGGATGGCTTGGTGGTCTTCTGCATCCATATTTTTTATCTTTCCAAAATGATGTGCCAGCATTTGTTGGACCATCTTTGGTTAAGTATACTGCTGCTGCATAATCTTGTGAATCACTATGCCATACCAATGGGTCATTTCCAGATGTTATTTGAAAAACACCATTCATTGGTTGATTTAACCAATCTACTATTTGTACTTGCAATAACTTTTCAAATTCTTCTTTTACATAAGGAAACAAACAACCTGTTGTTCTTTTTCCTTTGTAGAATTTGTTTTCTTCTTTAAAATCAAAATCTTTTGTTTTTTCAACTATCCAATCTGGATCTTTGTAAAAGTTGTCAACAACAAGCAAACTGGGTACTCTCTGATTAAACATAATTTCATCATCCATTTTTCCAAGTCCTCTCATCTTCAATATTTTCATTGTTTCTTAAATCAATCACTACAGATTCAAATATAGCAGAGTAAGGTATAAAAACAAGCAATTTACTATAATGTCTTGAGTCTATTCCTTCATCAATTTTAAACCACACTTCAATCCTAGATTTGTTTGAAGCCAATTTTTTTGTTTTGTTCCTAGTAAATGCACACTCCTGCTCATATTCTTTTACTTGATTTAATGTTATTTCTAATTTCTGTATTTCTTTTTGGACTATTTTTTTGATTGCTTCTGTTTCCGCAACTATTATTTGTCTCTTATCTGCTGAAAGACATATGTATAATGTTGCCTCAGTTCGAACATCTCTGCCGTTTGCTTCTTCGTATGATGAAGCATTGTTAGAATAAAATCTTTTTGCCTCATAAATAATATCAGATTTATTTTCACGACATTTCATTTGTGCAGTTTTATTGCTTTTTTTACACTTATAATCAATCATTAACTTTTTGTCTTCTTCAATAGAGGCTTTTTCAAATTCATACTTAAATCTAAAATTTAAATATTTAGCAACTTTATCTGCTAAACTATTACCGTTTTCAATTCTAGTTGTTATTTTATCAGTTTTCACTTTAAAGCATCTCCTTTTTATAATTCTCTAACTCTTTCATGAAAAAATCACCTATTTCACTCATGTCTATATTTTCTTTATTTTTTTTATATATGCAATATTCTTGTGCTGTTTTTTCACCAGTGTTTAAAAGTCTTCTTGATTTGTTTATAACTGGACCAACTCTTAAAATTGTAGAATTTCCACCATCTTCATCAAGAGTATACATTTTTCCTATGGAAACATTTTCATATGGGTCCATACCAACCATTTCACCACCATTTTCTACCACATCACATATTATTTCATATTCATCTATCTTTTTGTTAATTTTTTTATCTATTAACCTTTTCAAGTCTTCAATTTGAATTAAGATTAATGTTCCAGATTTAAAACTCATTCTTGACAAAACATCAATCCTCATTTATTTCTCCTAGTTTGTTTTCATCTTGAGTTAATTCTTTTAAAGATTCTTCTGGTGTTTTTTTAGGGGCATCAAAAAATGCTGCTTCTGTCAAACAACCATAAAAATCAATAGCCAAAAAACTTGGGTCAATCTTACAAAACGGCTTCATTATTTGCCTTTTGTTAGTCATAACAACTATAAACTTTGTATTGACACTAATTGATTTTTTAAAATCATTTATATATTCTACCAAACCAATTGTTTTATCGTCAGAAATAAAAGAGTCAATATCCTTAAAAACAACAATGTTATTATAAGCTACTTTTTTACTCATTTTTATTTCATAAAACATATTTAGGTAAAAATCACTCTCTTTATATAGATGACATGAATTAACAATGTCACATTTATATGGAGATACATCAAATGTTTCTAGTTTGTTTTCATTGCAAAAATGTAAAATTTGATTTGTTAAAAATCTTTTATATGCTTCATTTTTATAATAAATCAATAATATCTTTTCGTCTGTTTTTCTAAATGTTATGCTATTTTTTATTTTTTTGTTTAGTCTTTCTAAGAAGGAATCAATGTTCATTTTTACCTCGAAACAAGAAAGAATTTTTCATTAATTTTTTTTATTGAATACTTTAATATTATTTTTCCATCTTCTTCAACTATTAAAATTGCCATTGGCATATACATATACTCTAACATATATATGTCTTGAATAACTTTTGTAGATATATCTTCAGAGTTTTCTATTTTTCCAATAGATTTTTTGCAAACTTCCATATTGTTGTTAATATATTGAATATATGCGTAATACATATTAGTACCAAGAATATAAGCAAAATCCATTATTGCCATAAATTTCTAACATTGTTTGAAAATTTTCAAGGTCACAAATTTCAAAATCTTTTAAACTTGATTTATTTTCTTTAATTCTTTTAATGTGTGCTTTTAAAATCTCTGATGATTTTAATACTTCTTCATTTGTAAGAACATTATATAAAGAAAGTCCTGTTAGTGGTTTAAAAACTTTTTCGTATCGTTTGCCTAAAAAAGTTGCATTATTGTAATCTATTTTATAACCATCAATATTTAATCTGCTTAAATCTATTTCTGTTTTATTGCCACCTTGCCAACTATTTGTTAATTCTTTGTTCATTTTTTACTATCCATTTCAATATAAAAAGGGGGCAAAAGCCCCCCTTTTACATTTATTTTTAACGACATGCCTTTTTAAAAATCTTAAATTTTGATTTCTTGGCACAAGCTGTGTTCTGATTGCAAGATTTAGTTGCAACTTCCTGTTTTTTAACAACTTCAACCTTAGAAGATTTAGTTGCTTCTGTAAAAACAGATCCAGAACACGATCCATTTGAGCAAGAAGATCCACCACGAATCTTAATAATGTCAATGGACTCAACACTCGCAGCACAAGCGATACCCAAAACAAAACTAAACATAACACACCTCCTATGATTAGAATAGAAACTTCTGGCAACATGCCATTGTTATACTATTCGTGCTTCCTGTTAGAAATTTAGGTTATCAAAAAAAATTTTATAATCAAGATGTTTTGTTGCTGTTTGTTATTATATCTTGAAAAACTCTATCTATTGTCAAAACAACTTCTTCCATATCTGTCATCATAGATACATGTTTTTCAAAATTGGAATTGTCTATTGGTTTTTTTATTAAATTTATTAATTGTTCTTTATTTTTAAATGTTCCTAATTCAAAGTCTTTAATTATTTCTATTGGAACAAACCCCTCTGTCTTGTCATATCTTTTAAATGTTCCTTGATCTATAGGAACTAATACTCTCGTTCCTCTTGCAACCATATCAATTACAGAATTTTCGTAACTTCCTGGGTGTGTCAGTATAAAAGATTCTATTCTAGATGTTTTTTCCATGTACTCTTTATAATTACATTTAAATATTGGTTCTATAATTTTTGAATGTGGCTTATCATTTTTTTTTGTAAGCTGATAAATCTTATATCCTTCACTCACAATTTCTTCTAACCAATCTGTTATTTCTACAGATATGTCTTTTCCAAAACCTATTTGTTGATTGTGATCGTCTAAAAGAATTGTTTTTGCTATTTTTTCTTCGTATTTAAACAATCTTTTTGAGCATGGGTATGGAATATAACACTCTGGAGAACTTTCCCTTAGATTTGCAAATGAATAATCCCACAAACTTTTATTTTCTAAAAAGGTTGAAGTTTTATAATTAACTTTTTCTTTTGCTAAACAATTATTGTTTACAACATTTGATGTGTATAAAGATGTTAATAAAAAATCGCTTTTTGGAATTTTATTAAATGTTTTTTCTGGATTAAGCTCTGTTCTCCAATCAAATGGAACAGCTTTTAAATTTATATGATTTAATTTTGAAAAAAATTCAAGCAATCCTGTTGAGAACCTTTCCATACTGTTTAAAGATTCTTCAACAGAATTTACAAATTTACCATATAAGCATAAAGAATAATTAATCAAAATATATCTAACGGTTTTCCTTCTGATATAGGTATTGGTCGCCCTAAATTATCCCTAATTTGAAACATTGGGTCTAAACCCAAAGCTTTGTACACTGTAGCATAAACATCTGAAATGCTGCAAGGCTTGTCTTTAATGTCCATGCCATCAGAGGTTGTAGAACCATAAACCTGTCCACCTTTGATAGTACCACCCCCAAGAACCACAGACCAACATCTAGCCCAATGATCACGACCAGCGTTCTGATTAATCTTAGGTGTACGACCAAACTCTCCCATCCACATAACTACGGTGTCTTTCCACATACCCATATCTACCAAGTCCTTGACCAGATATCCCATGCCCATATCAAGACGATTCCCATTCCCATTCCTAATAGTAGTAAAGATATTGCTATGATTATCCCATCCACCCAGGTCGATTTGTACACAGCTAACCCCCTTAGAAATTAACTTTCTAGCAAGAAGACAACCCATTCCAAAGTTATTTCCTCTACCACCATAAGACTCAATCGTTTTAGGATTTTCGTCTTTTAGTTCAAAGATTGTTTTTAGCGGAGATAATGTAAGATCAAAGGCTTTGCCATAGATATTAGAATGAGATTGAGCATGATTGCCCATAGCTTCTCTAGCCACACTATTTTTAATGTGAGGTGCAATTCTTTCCGAAAAATCGTCTTCCAATGTATAAAACAGTCTTTGTCTTCGTCTAAGTCTTTCTTCATCATCTATTTCCTTTGGTGCTTTAATATTCTCTGGTGGAGTTCCAGCATTTTGAACGGTGAATGGTGCAAGGTTTGTTCCTAAAAATCCTGGCCCAATTCTTTGTGCTGAATTTCCAATACCAATAAATCCTGGTAAGGGTAGTTCTTTTGATGTTAAAAGCGAAGATGTTACCGATCCAATGGATGGATACTGCACAACAACGCTTGGTTGATGCCCAGTATTCATTAAAACGGTTCCTCTCTCATGACTTCCTTCGTTAGTCACAAGAGATCGAACAGCAACTAAATTGTGAAACTGAGAAGCGATTGTTGGAAGAACTTCACTAATACTAATTCCATTCGCTGAAGTAAGTATTTGTTTAAATTCACCGCCATTTGCTTGACCCTGCTTTAAATCCCAAAGGTCCATATGGCTAGGACCACCCCCCATCCACAATACAATAAGCTTTTTTCCAGACTTTTTAAGTGTTTCTTCTTGTGCCTTAACTTTATCCACAAAAGAAAGTGCGGAAATTCCAGCCGTATGTTTTATAAAATGTCTTCTGTTCATCTTTTCTCCGATCTTGGAATTGTTGGTGTGAACAATATATCTTTTGGTTTTAAATCAACTGCATTATCTCGCATGATTTTAATGTTTTTTGGTGCTCTAACACGCAGTCTAACTTGATTTGAAGATGTATTTATTTCTTTAATGGTAACCTCTATATCACCAGAATCGGTATAAATAGTAAAAGCTTCATTCAACTTTCTAGCAAAAACCAAACTTCCAATTTCCATATTAATTCCTCCTAAGTTTATTATAAGGTGTCTCTAGTCAACACAACTAGTAAGACCTTTCCCACCGTCATTAGTCCAGACACCTTATAATTTCAGTTAATATCCTTTTTTATTACACTCAACACTAACTCTTGCTATATCAGATACTTTTAACAGTACAGATATTAGTTCGTTATTTTTAGTTTTTAGTTCCTCATTAGAAGAACTTAGTGATGCATTAATATTTTCTAACTCAATATAATCTAACTCTAGATCGTTAAATTTAGCTTTTAACAAGTTAAGCTCAGAAACAAATTGTTCTATTGATTTTTCTTGTTGCTTTAGCTTGCAACCACCACAATTCTTCTTTTTTTCCTTACCAAAAAGCCAATCGTAAATCATCATATCTTTTCTCCTTGGGTTATGTATTCCTTACACATATTGTTATTCGTTCAACACTCAAAAAAATTTATCAGAATCCTCATTTAATATTTCTTTTATTAGTTTGATGATAAGTAAATATACTGTTGCATAACATACATACTGAAAAAAGGCACAAACATAGTTGTCAAACAACATTTTCTTTTCTCAAAACTTTAATAGTTCCATTTTCTATTACTATTTTTACATCAATATCATTTTGATCTGTGTCTATACCGATAGACTTAAGCATTTCATTTGTGAACACAATTGTATAGGAATCATCAGTATTCATGTTTTTATAAACAATCCCATAGTTTTTTATTGGTATCCCAATCAGGAACTTGTCTTTTGTCTATACCAGCATACAGCCAATGATTTTCCATTTCTTCTTGATGAGTTTTTATTGCTTGTTCAAGCTTTTTAATTCTCTCGTCTTGTATTGTAAAATGAAATTGCAATTCAAGATTAAAAGCTTCTAAAGTTTTGATTTTTTTTTGCTCAGTAGTATTCATTATGTTACCGTGAAATCGTTAAATGTCTTAAAGCTATATGTTATTGTTGCATTACCACCATCTGTTCCACCGCCCTGATAATTTGCAGATTCTAACTTATTCTTTTTGCCAAGGTCTATTGTAGTTCCATTTAAAAAAACCAGTTTTATTTCTTCATCTGTTAAATTATTGGCATCTTCAACAACGCCTATTTGATCACCCTTTTTTGCTATGATTTCAAATTGTGATGTCACTTCTACTGGAAATTTTGCATATCTAAAATATGGAACTTTACTTCCAAGTTCAAGTATTTTCTCTCTAGTTATGTTTGCACCAACAGATATTGATTGAAATGATGATATTGCTGGTATGCAGCTTGGTATTTTTGATGCAATCATATTAACATGCTGTCTTCTTTGTACAGTTGAATTTGGTTCATCGTCTGGAACATCTGTTGCTGGAAGGTTGTCTATGTACCATTCTGTATTTGATGGGCTAAAAGAACTTGACCAAACTTTTTCATTTCCAACAAGCGTAATAGATTCTGTTGCATTTCCTTCAACTGCGACTTTGTATGTTATTTGACTTACAACACATTTTTTCATTACACAACTAGCTTTTGCTGTACCAGTTGCAGCTACAGATGTGTCATCAAAAATGGCTAATGCTACAGAGCATTGTGCCACTGATTTTGCCGATAAACTAGTTCCAGCAGCACTTGATGTTGCTAAATTGTAAAGAAGTGGCCTTCCATCCAAAACCTTTTCTAATGTTACTTCAACATCTGGAACATTTTCAATATTTTCATAAATTGAAATCATCCCAACTTCAAAAATTTGTTCTAAGTTAAACTGTGTATTTATGCCAACACTCTGAACACCGTGAGCTACAGTGAAATTTGCACCGTCTTTGTCACCAATTCCAACCGCTTGGCAAGCATAAAATATTCTTCTGTTGATTGTCATTTATGCTCCATTATAGTTTTACAAAATTTTATTTTCTTTTATTAAAATAATTTCTTCGGATCTACATTTTGGACATTGTATTGGATCTTCTAAGCCTTCCCAATAAAATTTAAATGCACAGTAAGAACAAATGTACCATTTTTTAAAGTCTTCCATTATAAATACCCCATTGTAAGCACAATAAAACTTGGCTATTTTTCAATAAATGCTTTTGCACAGTCTTCGCACATTTCTTCCCATCCATCGCCAAGTATTCTATTTGCACGATCTACATTTGTCATACCTATATTTTTATCGCACACAGGACATGACATCAATGATGTTTTAATAGCACAATTTAAACATGTGTCATTTGTGACTCCATCGACATCTCTAAGCATCCATTCTGAAATTTGAATACCGCATTCAGAACAATGGTAATCCAATTCTTCTTCCATTTTAAAACTCCTTTAACCAAATATAAGCACGAAAATCACCATACGCCCATATTAACTCAAATCCTTCAAGTTCTTTTTCACTTAGAGGATACTGCACACCACTTAACGAAAGCTCTTTATTGATTACCATTTTTAAAGATTCACCATTTTCAATCTTATTACGCCATGTAACTCTATTTAGTGCTGTGCCTAGATATCCTCCTTTAGATTTCATTTTCTCTAAAACTACAAAAGCACCGCCAATCATACAATTGTTTTTTAAAGAATCAATAAATGTTTCTCTTTTTGATGGATGGATAAAGCATAAAGACAAAATACATGTGGCAAATGAAAACTCTTCCATATACACATTTAAAAAATCATCAACAACCACTTCGCTTTCGCCTTTATATCTTTCTGCCATCTCTTTACATTTTTCCACAGGTATAAAATCTATGCCCCTTGACTTAATCATACTTGATAAAGCCACCTCTACATTACCTGTTGATGCACCAAAATCATATACATTTGTTCCTTCTGCCATAAAAACAGATGCAATCTCAGGCAAGAAATGATTAACGAAATTGCTGTGCCAATATAGTTGTCCAGACAAGTGCTCATCAAACTTTTCTGCTATTTTTGCAAATTCAAACATCTTTCGTACTCCTTTAAACATTTTGCTATATATTGAACCGAAGGCACATGCATACCATTGTATTTATACTTATCTGTATTAGAAGCATCTTGGATATGCCAATGGTCATGAAAACCCATAAGGCGAAGCCTTTCTGTAGGCGTTACTCTGCGTATATTACCATCAGAGACTACTAAATCTGTAAAAGACTTATAATCTCTTTTTGTTAAGGTTGACGAGACTCCGCATTCATCAAATTGATCACTTCTTTGGCGAGTAAAGTAGGCAAAGGTTTCTTTGAACCACATGCTCTCTTTAAAATTCCATTCAAAGCTTTTTTTGACAAGTTCCACGCTTTGTTGACAGGTTCTAGTACTACGAGGGCCAAACTCGAATATATCGCTATTGGCGGGGATTCCATCACGGACTCCCAAAATGTAAACTCTACGCCTTCGTTGGGCTGTTCCACAGTATTGGGCATCGAGCGTTGTATAAGTCGCATCGTACCCGATGCTGGCAAGGTCTTGTAGCACCGTTTCAAGCCCTCTTCCAAGCAGCATAAAGACATTTTCAATGACACAGTATTTTGGTTGAACATCTCTAACTGCTCGGAAGAATTCTTTCCACAAGAATGATCTTTTTCCATAAATGCCCTCCTTTGATTGACTTGCTATAGATATATCTGTGCAGGGAAAACCCCCAACAATTAAATCGAATTGATCTTTTTCATACTCTACTTTTGTTACATCTCCATAGTTGGGGACATTTGGAAAATTCTTAGCCAAAACTTCAGAAGGATACTTATCTAACTCTGCAAAAGCAGCTATTTCAAAGCCTTCCTTTTGAAATCCTAGAGCAAATCCACCTATCCCCGAAAACATATCATATACCTTTAACATCAAACCTCCTTGTAAGAAATATGTATGCGTTTTTCTTACAGATTAAAAAGCATTAATTATTTTTATTGCACTTAAAACATGTGACTACATGATCTTTACAGATATAATCAACTGTTTCATCAAATATTGCTTTATGTCCACATTCCAACATTACTGACCACTTCTTTGGATATATTGGCAACATTTGCGTATAGTTACCAACACAATGCAAGATAAAGCATTTGATTTCTTCTTGAGATTCAAACTCTGTTGCTTGAATGTTCAAGATGTTTAAGTTTGTTTCTGCAATTCTCTTAATATTAGATGTTCCAAGCTTTGTAAATGGTTTATTAATGAACTCTTCAAGAATAGTTACTGCTGCAACCTTATTCTTTCTTAAAAGCCTTTTAACATTTTCGCTTGCAAACAGCAGATATTTTTCCCCATTGATTTCGATTGGTGCTTTTGATTCCATTGTATCCTCCTATAAAAAGTAAATGTTTTGTACAACAAGCTATTCGCTTAAGGTGCATTAATATTTACTATATTTTGTATTTACCCAAAAGTCTTTGTCTTATAAGTTCTTCAACTGCCTTATCTCCCTTTTGGTTCTCTGTTGGGGCAAACAAAGCTTTATTCCTATTTTCGCTGCCAATTTCTGGCTCACAAACATAGTATATTGCTATTGAATTTCTTGATTTGTCGATTGGACATGTGATCTGATCTGATATGCCATGCCAAGAGTTTTGAGTTGTATCAAATAGTAATGCCCTATTAAAAACACAATCTATTTTAACATCTATCTGTTTTGGTTTATTGTTTTCTTCATCGTGTGACCATAACTCTATAGCTCCACCCCAAGATGTATCCCAATCTTTTGTTAAGTATATTATTAAATTTATCTTTCTTTGTAGTCCAAGCTTTGGGTGTATGTTGTAGTCTAAATGTGGGTTTAATTTTCCAGAATTGCCCATAGCGTGTATGCCACCGCCATTTAACCCATAGTCTGCCCAAACCTGTTTACCAACTAAATTAGATAAAGAGTCTACAAATTCTTTGCTGGTTAATTCAAATATTGTTTTATATATTGATTTTGGAAACTTACACCACATATCACAGGCTTTTTTAACTTCAACAGCATTGTTATAGTAAAACCAAAAGTCATCATTAATAGAAGGAAACTCATCAGCTATTTGCATAGCCAATGAGCTTTCTAAAAAATTGTCTATTACTAAATGATTAAATGGTTTTGAGCTTTTCCACTTATGTAAATCATCTTCGTTAAACATTTATTGTAACCATAAACTAGGACTATAGTAATACATTCCAATATACGGCTGAGTATTTTGTAATGTGTATCCACTTGACTGCAATGGTGGCAAATTAGTTAATGGGTAATATAAATATCCAGTTGGAGTTTTCTGAATAGGATTGCTTGGATAATACCTTTGTGTATTATTATAGCTATTATAGTTGTTGTAACTGTACGCTTGTTGCTGCAATGGTCTGTACATAATCTGTTGAGCATTTGATGTACAAGCCAGTAAAATAAAACCAATTGCTGAAAAAAAACATTTCATATTTATCTCCTTTTATATATATTATACTTTTAAACAAATTCAAACAAGGTTAATTATGGAACTTAAACAAGTAGAAAAAACATGTGGCAATTGTGATGTGTGTTGCAACATATTAGAGGTTCGAGAGCTTAACAAGCCAGCCTTTTGTAATTGCAAAGATAGAGCAGATCATGGTGGTTGTGGAGTTTATGACACTAGGCCAAGCATTTGTAGAGATTGGTCATGTGCATATATCTTAAACTTAATTCCTGGTGGAGAAGAAATAAGGCCAAATAATCTTGGTCTTATGTTTTATCCTGTTACTGCCGAGAATAATGATCTTGGACTATCGATGTTAATGGGTCAAGAAGTTTGGCCAGATGCTCTACTTAGTAGTGATGCACAAAAAGTTTTAAATCTTTTGTCAAAGCATGTTTTAGCCCTCGTAAGACATTATAAAAAAGAAGAATTTACATATGTTGGACCAAAGGACAAAATAATTGAATTTGAAAAAAGACATAAAGAATATATGGCTAAACAATAGTTAACCCTGTGGCCCTATAGGTGTAGTCGATGTTGGTGCTAGTGTTGTAGTGGTTGTACTTGTTGTTGTTGTTGTTGTACAATCTGTGTTTCCTTGATTGATACTGTTTGCTGAATTTAAACAATTTACATAATTGTAATTTTCATATGGACTGCATACAAATTCATTTGTTGCTACACAAATTGCACAAACATTTGTTGCGTTTATATAATATATTCTACTTGGTACACCTGTTGGACATGGTGTTGTTGTAACAGTTGTACTTGTAACAGTTGTTGTACTGGTTGTTGTGCTTGTTGGTAAAACTGAAAAAACTTCTTGCATGAATGCTTGGTTTCTCAAATAGTTTTCAAGTTGACCTATTTTTCTATTTAAACATATTTGAATAATATTGTTGCATTCATTTGAGTTTTCAATATTTACAATTGGCAAAGAAAGAATATATTCTTCCATATCAAAATTTTCATTGTCAGAATATATTTGTCTCGCATAAAAATATTCTACTTTATTTTCATAGTTTGCCATTATTGGACTATCTTCGTAGTTAGCAGAATATTTTAACTTTAATTGTGCAAGAGGCTCTATGTTTTCATAAGCTATAAAGCTGATAAAACTTTGATATCTAAAAGTCATTTTTGAAACGCCTTTTCGAATTCTAGTTCTTCAATAAATTCAACTCTATCATAAAATCTATTCATGTTAACCATAAAGGTATTTAATGTTTCAACATTAGATTGTACTTCCATAATATTAAAACATGTCTCATTATTTTTTAACGATGACCTTACACTTTTCAAGAGGTGCAATAAATTATCCGCACACGAATGGAACTGATCTACAGATTGAATAAAATCTTTAACATTCTTTTTTGCAATTTTTTTGAAGTCCATTTTTTCCTCCTTGGTATTTTGGGGCTATTTCTAGCCCCATACAATTATTACAATTACTTATTCGAGTCATCGATGATTTTATTTAGCTCTAAAACATTTTTTTCATCAAGTTTTTTTGAGCCAAAAAAAGAACCGCTGGCTTTCTTCTTGCTAGTATTTAAGTTAACACCAGATCGTTTTAAAGCATAAGCCCTGTTCCTTACTGCTGATACGCTAATGTTTAGCTTTGTTGCAATTGCCTCATAGGTATCATTTTCGGTAAAAGCTTTTACAAACTCTTCTGGTGTAATGCTTCTGTTTTGTTTCCATCCGCTTAAATTGCTCATTTCTTCTCCTTTGCTAATAAATCATCATCAACATCAAGAACTTTCATTACAGATAACTTATCACGATGATATGTCCTAAAAACTGTTGAATGTTCCTTGTAGTGATCAAGTATTTTAAGTGTTACTAGCTTCTTTCCAGATTTACTAGTCCACTCTTTTTCTAAAAATCCTGCTCTGATAGTAGCATCTTTGTAACCATTAACTAAATACATTTTCATTTTATTTTCCTAGTTTTAAAAGTTCTGATTTCACAGTATCTATACAGTCATCCAGCATCAATTTATCAATATCAAATACATTATACGCAATTAATTTAATGTCCTCCTTTTTTATTTCTGGCCTTGGTAATTGTTTTTTCTTTAACAAAGACAACTTATGGGCAAGCATTAGTTTTAAATACTTTTTCCATTTAGGTTTAGGTATTGAATATATCAATCCAGTATTACTAGAGATAAACTTATTTTTTTCTATTGGCATAAATCACCTTGTTGGAAAAACATAACAATGTTTAAAACTTACATTCACCTTCTCTATTTCTCTACTGTCATATGGACTAATGCTAGTAGAAACGCTTTGCTCTATTGTTCCGCATCCAAACACACAGATAAAAACAAAGCATATTAAAATCCTCATCGTCATCACAAACCCTCCTAGTTTAGAAAAGACGAACTTATTCCTGTTCAACTTCAGCAGCAACTGGAGCTACTTTCCCATATCTTTCATTAACTTTAGTTATATACATAAATGCATCTAAAACACTTTTATGATATACAAGACCATTTTTTTCTTCATTCTTATCAATGTATTGAATATTAAGAATGTCTAATTTTAAGCGTAACCCTTTTGGAATATCTAAATATTTTTGCTTTGGAAATCTTTTAATATTTTGAATCCAATCCAAAATAAATTCAGCATAACTTTCATTGATGCAATTACTATGCACCATTCTTTCAATACCTTCGATAATGCTTGATGTAATACTAATCCTTCTGTTTTTCATGCTATGCTCCTTGTGAGTTTAATTGTGCGACAATTTCTTTATTGGTAAAGAACTGTCCTAAAAATTGATCATTGTTCCAAACTAAGTAGTTTGCCTTAGTGTTCAACGAAGACTTCATTTTTGCATCCATCTTAAGAACTAAACCTAAAAGCCTAGAGTCTTTTGAATAGTGATGATAAATTTGTGTTTCCCTAATGTGTATTGGGAAATCTTCTTCTTTAGTTAGCTGTTCAATTTGCTGGCTCATATTTAATTACTCCTAGTAAGTTCTTTAGTTTTCTGAAACATTTCCCACTCTTCTTGCCACTTCCAAGGCTTAGATAGAAAGTAGATCATTCGCCCCACAGGATCATCCTTATGCTCCTTAGTGCTAGAATTTCGCCACTCTCCATCATCCTTAAGGTAATTTGCTAGAGCCACTAGATTTTCTCTGTCTTCGTACCACATAGTTCCTCCTTTTTTGAAATACATTCCGCAAGCAATTTAAATCTTTTATTTAATTCTTTGTGTGATATTGGGAAAAATATTATCTGAATGCTCCCATCAAGAACATCTCCCTTAGCCATATAATCAAGATCGTTGATATAAAGCATTGTGCAATTAGCAGATACCTTCTGCACGATAATGCCATCTTCAAACACATCAGTACGAATAACCAATTTCTTTTTGCTTGAATGGATATGCTCTACTGCAAAAACATCTTCAAACAATTGTTTTTGACTTTCTAATTTTTTCATCGACATACTCCTTTAAAATCCTGTTAGCTATATTTAATGCTGATTCGCCCATTGCCCATCCTTGCATAAATATAAAACTATTTGACATTATTATTGCAAAAGCAGTCTGCTTAGTAATACCTGTTATATAACAGATATGATCAGCTACTTCTTCTTCCCAAAACTCCATCTCATCCCCTCTCTATTTGCTTATTCGTTTGTCACATGAAAATATTTACTCATTTTTAACTTTTATTTTATCTATCATTTTTTGTAGTTCATTATGTATAAACTGCCAGTCCATGTTGTCGTGTATGTAATCAGCTATGTTTGACCAAACAAGATTATTAGTAAATGTTTTCTTTGCTTTTCTACTAAATTCTTTTGCTTCCCAAAAAGCAAAGATAACATCTTTTGATCCGCTATCCTTTGCTTGATTAAGCATAGCAATTGCTTCATCTATTTTCATCTGATTACTTTCTAGTTGTTGAACATCTTTATTTTACCGCTTGAATCAACAGATATAAAGTAGCTTGCAGCTATAGTTCCAGCTTTTGGCAAGAATGGGTTGTTCGTTCCCTGCCAGATGTTTACACGATATCTATCTGCGTAAACATTAATAACTGATTCTTTTATAGTATTTTCTACACGATCTACAATATTGTATAGGTTATAAAGTATTACGCTATCTGCAACTACTTTTCTTCCAGCTTTAACAGGTTTATCTTCTATTGATGTCATTTTATATCTCCTTTAAAAAGTTTAAATCCCTATCTTATACACCCTCAACTATACTAATATCGGCCAGTACAAATCGCTCGCCCTCATCATCTGTGAGTATAGATACCCTGCGAGATCCCTTAACTGAGCTTTCCCATAGCAGAATAGCCTCGGCAGCAACTTTTGGTCTGTGGCTAAAATCGCCTACTTGGTAAGGTGTGCTTTCATCGTCTAGAAGAATTGGGGATTTTGCATCCTTAAAATCTCCACGCATTGTAGCTATTAGCTCACCATTTGCTAAAATATTGTACTTCATTAGTTTCTGCTCCTTTCTCTTTCTTCTGCTGCAAACAATATATCTCGCACAGTATTAATTTCTTCTATAGACTTTCTGGTGTTCTCAAAGTCTTTAAAATGAAGACTATCATTGTGTTTTTGCTTAAGTAATACTGTGGTAGACTCAATTAATATTTCAATCTGTTCAAGATGTAGATATACATTAGTCATGATTGTTCTCCTTTAATAAACTTTACTTGTAAATAAATATTCGGATAATGCTTTAATATAACTAGTTAGCTCTAAAACATTGTCTCGATCATCTTTATCCATAATATCATCTTCATGTACCCGATAAATATTCTTATCTGCTCCAACAGCTAGCCATTTTTTATAAACTTTCCAAGGTCTGACCAAGGTGTAAATCGCAAAGTTATTCTCTGCTGTTTTGCAAACAACCACATCATTCTCTTTATATTTTGTCATTAGTCACCTCTACTTGGAAATATACCTTTAATAAAACCAATTACACAAGAACATATTAGAATAAAAGTCATTGCATCTTTGTTCATTTGATCTCCTTAAGTAATTTTAATTGTTCACGCAGCATCTTTACTTCTTCACGCAGCTTATCTAATTCAGTTTCATTATGTTTAATGGCAAGATGAGCAAGATCCCATCTGTTTAACTTTACAAAATTCTCAATGTCTTTTTCATCAATCATTTTTTCTCCTTACTGTAGTGTGCCTTTAATATAAGACTAAAGCTTATCCATATCTCTGCCATCCTTACATATACTTATTCGCATGACAGGTTGATTAATTTAGTGGAATCGGCTGGATTTGAACCAGCAACCGATTTGTTATGAGCAAATTGCTCTGCCAGATTGAGCTACGATTCCATAGAACTATGATCCGTATACCTGTTTAACTGTGTAATTGTTGCCTGTGTTATCAATTGCTTGATCTTGTATTGAATCTAGTATGTTCATTACTACACT